TCCCTCGAAGATCGAACAGTTTGCCCCATTCTTACTTGAACCTAGTCCAATGATGAATGAGAACGGCGAAGTTGTTACTTCTACTGGAAAAGTCTTTACAATTGCACACCAGTATGATAGAATTGATAGTTGGAAAGAAATCATTGAGAAGAAATATGGCTAAAATTGTTTATGTTGTACACCGTTATGCCCCTTATCCTGGTGGTTCGGAGAATTATGTTCGAGACATGGCAGAGGAAACTCTGCGCCGTGGTCATGAGGTAATCGTATTCGCTGGTGAACACAAGGGTGATCATAACGGTGTTCGTGTCACAAGTGATCCTGCGGTGTTCAATGAAAAGATTGACCTTGTAGTTGTGCATGGAGGTGATGTTGGTTGGCAAGATAATGTTCTTGCACAATGTCAGAAGATTCAGGCTCCTGTTTTGTTTATGTTGATCATTCCATCCGAGAGTCAACTCTACCAATTTGCTAGAGAACATGTTGCATATATCGGATGTTCAACCCGTGAAGATTGGAATTATGTTAGAGCTCATGGTGTGAGCGATAGAGCAGTAAGAGTTCGTCATGGTATTGATCCTAAGATTTCCATTGGTATGAAAGGATTTCGAGAGAAGTATGACATTAAAACTCCATACATGTTCCTTTCATGTGGTGGTTATTGGCATAATAAAAAGATGGCTGAACTGGTACAGTTATTCAGACAATTACAAAGGACCGATGTTACACTTGTAACCACTGGATACGATAATCGATTTGGTATTATGCCACAAGATTCAGAATATGTAAAGAATCTATTATTGGATAATCGTGATGATGTTATGTCTGCAATCCGAGAAACTGATCTATATGTCATGCATTCCGATCGTGAAGGATTTGGTTTAGTTCTACTTGAATCGATGTTGAATAAAACGCCATGGGCTGCACGTGATATTGCTGGTGCGAACTTGATGCGTGAATTCGGATTCACCTACACTAAAGATGAAGAACTATTTGAATACATGAGAAACTTCAAACATGTTTCTCAACACGCAGTCGAAGATGCATATGAGTATGTAACAATGAACCACATGATCGGTAACACGGTTGATGACATTTTAAAGTTACTATGAATTTCACATTTGCCATAACCACCGATTATAGTGATATCAATCGATTAAATGAGGTTCGTGAATCAATCTATAACCTAAAGATTCCTAATTATGAAGTATTGATAATTGGTGGAAAGGATTACTCACATTACATTGATACGACTTTTCTTTACTTCAACGATAAGAAATATCCAGGTTGGACAACAAAAAAGAAAAACATATTAGTCGAGACAGCTAGATATGAGAATGTTATCTTGATGCATGATTACTTTTTGTTTGATGATAATTGGTACAATTCTTTTGTTGAATTTGGTAATGAATGGGACATTTGTTCGAATCAACAATTACTCATCAATGGCAAGAGACACTTCACTGATTGGGTGACATGGGATGATCCTGTGTTTCCCCGTTATACTAGTTTAAGTTATGATGATTGGTCGAGAACTCAACACATGTATATGTCAGGTGGTTATTTCATCGTTAAGAAACATGTTGTTATGGATAACCCATTCAATGAAAGTCTCATGCACGGACAGGCCGAAGATGTGGAATGGTCACTAAGGGTGAGAGATAAGTATAGAATGGTTTGTAACGGTAATGCGATAGTTCAACACAACAAGGTTCATAGAGATGCAAAATAAATTATGTATTTTTGATTTAGATGGTGTTTTAATTGATTCACGTGAGTTGCATTTCCATGCTTTGAATGATGCGTTATGGAAGGTGGGTGGAGAATATGTTATCAGTCGAGAAGAACACCTGTCTCTTTATGATGGTTTGAATACAACGAAGAAGTTGAAGATGTTGACTGAAAAGAAAGGTCTTCCTCCCTCTCATTACGATCAAATTTGGAAAGATAAACAGTCTTCGACCTTTGATCTGATTCGTAAGATTGAATCTGATGAACGAATCCGTAAACATATGGAAAGGTTGAAAGAGAATGATATCAAGATTGCTGTTGCAAGTAATTCTATCAGAGAGACTATAAAACTATCCCTATTACAGATCGGTGTCATGGATCTGGTTGATTACTATGTCAGTAATGAGGATGTTCTGAGAACTAAACCTTTTCCTGAGATGTATTGGAAGTGCATGACAGCCTTGAATGCATTACCAAGAACTACGGTGATCATCGAAGACAGTCATATCGGCCGCCAAGGTGCTCTCGATTCTGGTGCTCATTTGGTGCCAGTTAAAGATTGTGATGATCTTACAGAAGAAAAAATTGATGAAGTTATTGACACATTAAATGGTGTCAAGAAGAAAAATATACCATGGAGAAACAAGAAGATGAACGTGTTGATACCTATGGCCGGTGCCGGTAGTAGATTCGCTAACGCTGGTTATACATTTCCAAAACCACTAATCGAAGTGAACGGTAAACCAATGATTCAGGTTGTCGTTGAGAACTTGAATGTTGAAGCTCATTTTATTTTCTTAGTGCAGAAAGAACACTATGAAAAATATAATCTAAAGCAACTATTAAACTTAATTGCACCGAATTGTGATATCATTCAGGTCGATGGACTAACAGAAGGTGCGGCATGTACAACTCTGTTGGCCAAATTATTCATAGATAATGATGAACCTCTAATGATTGCTAATTCAGATCAATTTGTCGAATGGAACTCAAATGAATGTCTCTATGCCTTTACTGCTGATAGCGTTGATGGCGGCATTGTTACCTTTAAAGCGACCCACCCAAAATGGTCCTTTGCCAAACTCGGTGCAGACGGTTTTGTATCGGAGGTAGCTGAAAAGAATCCTATCTCGGATAATGCTACTGTTGGTATCTACTACTGGAAGAAAGGTTCAGACTATGTGAAATATGCTGAACAGATGATTACAAAGAATATACGAACGAACGGTGAATTTTATGTTGCCCCCGTCTTCAATGAAGCCATTGGTGATGATAAGAAAATCAGAGCGAAAGATATCACTAAAATGTGGGGAATAGGCACACCTGAAGATTTGAATTATTTCCTAGAAAATTATAAAGGTGATGTATGAAGGTTGCGGTTGTTCTAACAGGACACCTTAGGTGTTGGAGAGATGTTCTACCTAACTTTAAAGAAAAGATTGTAGACAGGTTTAATCCTGATATTTTCATACACACATGGGATGAAGAAGGTTGGTGGATTCCAGGTGACAAACAAAATGTCAAGGGTTATTTCGAGGATACTCCTAAAATTATACAAGAAGAGATTATTGAAGCATATAAACCAATTGCTATCTGTGTAGAATCTTGGGACAAGTATAATAAAATCTTAGAACATCGTGGCAGTTTGTATAAGAACTTTGCACATCGACCAAAAAATATTCTTTCGATGTTTTATAAATTGAATCGTGGCATTTGTTTATTAGAGGATTACATTTCACAGACCGGAGTACATTACGATTTGGTTATTCGTATGCGTCCTGACATGATCTTTCATCAAGATTTACCTGATTTTGATCCTTCTAAATTGTATACTATTGCACACAGAAATCATTTAGGTCAAGGAACAGGAGATATGTTACAGGCTTCAAGTACCTTAAACATGATCATGTTCTCTAAAGTTTCTTGTTTCATTAACCATATATACATGAAAACAGACCTTCTCTGTCCACATGTTATCTCCACACAATGGATAAATGATATGGGTATACCTTGGGAAGAATTTATGATTAATAAAACATTACAACATACACCTAAAGGTGCATATGTGGAGATGGACAAATGACAGTACTAATTGCACACCGTGGTAATCTTGATGGTCCTAATCCATCAAGAGAAAATCATCCAGATTATATTCTAGAAGCGATAAACCAAGGATATATGGTAGAGATTGATCTTCGTATGTTCAATGGTATTCCTATGCTTGGACACGATGAAGCACAATATGAAATTGATGGTGAGTTTTTGGAGAAATATAAGTCGTTTTTGTGGGTACACTGTAAAGACGTTGCTGCATTCGATTTTGTTCAAAGACATACCAATAATAACTACTTTTGGCATGATACGGATGCATATACCATGACTTCTTGGAAGTATACTTGGGCATATCCTGGTATGGGACCTGTTGGTAATCTGTGTGTGATGGTTATGCCAGAATTACATTGGCCAATCGAACATTTCAGTAAATTCAAACCATTTGGATTTTGTTCTGATTATGTAAGACAAATAAAATTATAAATAGACCATACAACTTGCTGCAGAGGCGGGAATGAAATTTAAAGATTTTCTAATAAAAGAAGAAAAAGAGAAACATGCCGTTCTGGCTTTCGGACGCATGAATCCTCCAACAACAGGACACGCTGTTCTGGTTGACAAAGTGCATGAGATTGCTGATCAACATAATGCGACACACCATGTTGTATTGTCACACTCTCAGGATAAAGCTAAAAATCCTCTGTCATCTTCACATAAACTCAAGCACGCACAGAGATTCTTTCCTAAGACGAATCTGTCCGTTGCAACAAAAGAACATCCTAATTTCTTGGAACAAGCCAAGAAACTGCATAAGAAAGGTGTAACACACCTTCATATGGTGGCTGGTTCCGATAGAGTTCCCGAATATCACAAGTTGTTACACAAGTACAATGGCACTCATGAAGGTGCATTGTTCAATTTCAAACACATTAAAGTACATTCAGCTGGTGAACGTGATCCTGATGCCGAAGGCACTTCAGGTATGTCCGCTTCAAAGATGCGAGCACATGCCACATCTGGAAATTACAAAGAATTCAAGAAAGGTATTCCTGCACACGTTAAAGATCATCATGCAAAAGAATTGTATAATGATGTGCGTAAAGGTATGAATATCAAAGAACAGTTTAAGTTGGATATACCTCTTGATGAATTGTTTGAACAACACCTCTCAGAAGGTGTGCATGATAAAGGTATTTTCAAGGCTGTTTTCCTTGCAGGTGGACCAGGTTCAGGTAAAGACTATGTTTTATCGAACACACTAGATGGTCATGGATTGACAGAAATCAATTCAGATAAAGCACTTGAGTATCTCATGGACAAAGAGGGATTGGATAAAACAATGCCTGCCAATGAGCGAGAAGTTCGTGATATGGTCAGAGGTCGTGCTAAGAACGTAACTGACCTGAAGCAGCGTTTAGCATTGATGGGTAGAAACGGTCTGATCATCAATGGAACTGGCGATGATCTGAATAAGATTACAAAGATTAAAGAAAGATTGGAAGAGATGGGTTATGAAACATCTATGGTTGCTGTTAATACCGCAGATGAGGTTTCACAACAAAGAAACATCGAAAGAGGTAAGAGTGGTGGTCGTACTGTTCCCGAGAATATCAGAAAACAAAAGTGGGAAGCTGTACAGAATGCTCGACCAGAGTTTGCAAAACTATTTGGCCAGAATTATGTTGAGTTTGATAACTCAGAAGACTTGAGGTCTGCAAAACCTGAAGTTGTGAAAGCCAAGAAAGATGAGATGTTGGAGATTTTCAAGAAGGTTAAGGAGTTTGTTTCTAAACCCACTTCAAATGATAAGTCTAAACTTTGGATCGCATCAGAGTTGAGTAAGAAGGACACATTACCTGTACCTAAAGATGGTGCGGAGAAAGCACCAAACACCGAATCTGGTGCATACAAGGAAGCAATGAAACTTGGTCTGAAGTATTATGGTTTCGGTAGATACGGCCAAGATGGTAAAGTTACCTATCATTCTGTGCATGACAAATTGGTTAAGACTGTCAATGAATCGTTCGAAGAAATGATGAATGAATCGGTAACGGTTTCCGTGACAGGAGATACACCAGAAGAGGTTGCGAGAACACTACAATTATTGTCTAATGATCCAATCGAGTCTGAGGTAGAAGAATCTTACCTGTCTGATAATGTACCCACTAAGGCGTTGACCTTAGGTAAACCATACGAAGTCATCGATATTGAAACTACAGCTGGATCGTCAGACATAGGTATTAAGATCGAAGAAAAAAAATCTCAGCCTAAGTACCTCACAGACAAGAATGGTAAAGTTAGACAATTCATCTTGCGCTCAGCCGCTGCCAAAGAGGGACATCTTAATGGTGGTACGGTAGTTAAGAATGGTAAATCATATGTGATTAAATTAAAGGAAGAATATGTTTCAATTTCTAAAAAACTTATTTCAGAAGAAGTCGGTAACTCCAGTCGTAGAAGAACCTCAAGTAGTGGTTACACCTCAGGTGGTGTCACCGCAAGTGA